AAAAATATTTACACTAATTTTATTTTAGTTATAAACATTCGTAAAAATAATTCATTATATTTCTATTATAAATTTAAATATAATGAATGAAAAAACTGAAAATAATGAAAATGATGAAAAAGAAACCAGTATAGTTAATAAAATTAACGACTATTTTAAGATGCCAATTTATTATAACAACGATAAAATTGAATTAAAACAAAATATAATAAACGATTTAGAACTTGTTAAGACTGTTGACCCATCATGTGAACCTATTTATTCTTTTTATTTTAATAATGATAATGATGTTTCACAAAAATTAACTGAACAAATCTCAAAATATTATACAAATGATGTTCTTTTTTTAAAGGATAATCAAAAACTTATTCAAGAATATATAGATACAACTAATAGTTACACAGTTACATCACCTAATTATAAAAATATAATTGATATATGGAATGAATTAAAGATTGACAATAACTTCAGAGAGAAATATTACTATATGGAATGGGAAATGATTGATTTTTTAAATAAATCTGAATTATTTTTACAATTTAGTAGTATTTATAATTTATTTTCACCTGTAATTTCTTTAATTATGCCAATAATTATACTAATCATCCCTTTTTTTATTTTAAAAATAAAAGGGTTAACTATTTCAATTGATGAGTATATTAAAATTTTAAAATTTGTTGCTCAAACTAACGCAGTTGGTAAATTATTTACAGTCAAATTTTCTGAAATTTCAACTCAAGAAAATATATATATACTAATATCTGCAGCATTTTATTTATTCTCAATTTATCAAAATATAATGGTTTGTATAAAATTTAATAGTAATATGAAAACTATACATAATCACTTCAAAGAAATAAATAAATATTTAGATATTACAATTGATAAAATTAATAATTATTTGCTTTTTTCTACAAATTTAAAAACGCATGAAGAGTTTAATAATAATCTTAAAAACAAATTATTAACACTTCAAAATATTAATAATAAAATCAAATCAATATCTAACTATAGATTATGTAATGTTAGTAAAATTTTGGAAATTGGAAAGGTATTGAAATACTTTTATGAATTACATACAGATAATGAATATGAAGAAGCTATGATGTATTCTATAGGGTTTAATGGTTATATTGATTGTATAAAAGGGTTACAAAATAACATTATAGAGAGAAAAATTAATAGTGCTACATTTATATCTAATCATAAAAAAATCGCATTTAAAAAGAGTTACTATGCTTGTTTAAAAAATAATAATCCTGTGAAAAACACAATTTATTTTAAAAAAAATCAAATAATAACCGGTCCTAATGCCTCCGGAAAAACTACAATTCTAAAATCAACATTAATTAATATTATATTTACACAACAATTCGGATATGGTTTCTATGAAACTGCTAATTTTGCACCATTTAAATACATACATTGTTATTTAAATATTCCTGATACATCTGGACGCGATAGTTTATTTCAAGCCGAAGCTAGAAGATGCAAAGAAATTTTAGATATTATAGTTGAAAATAAAAAGGATACACACTTTTGCGCATTTGATGAGTTATATTCTGGAACTAATCCTGAAGAAGCTGAAACAAGCGCATCCGCATTTATGATTTATTTACAAAAATATAAAAATGTAACCAGTTTATTGACAACACATTTTATAAAAGTATGTAAAAAATTAGATAAAGTAAAAGGTTTTAAAAATTTAAAAATGGTAACCGAAAAGAACGAACAAAAAATTAAATATACATATAAGTTAGATACTGGTATATCTGAAGTAAAAGGAGGTATAAATGTATTGACTGATTTAAACTACCCTAAGGAAATAATTAATAATACTCTTAATATTTAATATTTATGTTTAAAATAATATTTATTATTATTACTACTATTATATGTCAACAAGAAGAATAAGACGTTCTAATTCACATAAAGGAACAAAAAAACAATATATCAATAAATTAAAAAATTTATATCCTAGTTGTAAATTTGATAAACAAGTAGAAGACATTACATTATATAATGGAAACAATATTACATATGGCGAAATGGAATATGAAGGTATTCAAGAATTATATAATTATTTAACGAAAAATTATAATCCAAAAATTAATTCTTTTATAGACTTGGGTTCTGGTAGAGGAAAATTATGTATGTATATGGCTGCTCAACCTAAAATTAAATTTGTTTTAGGAGTTGAATTAGTAAAACAAAGACATGATGATGCTGAAATTTTAAAAACTGATTTAAAATACGAATACGCTAATAAAGTTAACTTATTAAATAAAAATGTTTTAGATATTGATTTTGAAGAATTTAAAAATAAACAAATATTTATCTGGTTTAGTAATTTATGTTTCGAACAAACAAGTACAAATAGTATTTTTGAAAAAATTAAAACTAGTTTACCTGCTGGTACTATTATTTGTTGTTCAAAACAACCATTTCCAATAGTTGGAACATTTTTAAGTACTATAACTGTACCTATGTCTTGGAATAAAGCAAGTAATGTACATATTTATAAAGTATAAAATGTATGTATTTAAAATTATATAAATTCGTTAGTAAAAAAATTAATTTATATAATCTTTTTGTAATAAAATGCCCTCATTAGTAGATTTATTTAATCCATCTTTTTTAATGTTTTTAGGAATATTAGTGTTAGTTGTTGCTCTTCTAGTTGTTTATTTTGAAAGTAAATTACGAGATCAAAATCATAAAATATCATCAATGTTAAGTTTAGTTTCTACTTTAGCCGAAGACTTAAATAGTGTAAAACAAGGCTTAGCTCATTTAGCATTTGCGACAACACTTAATGAACAATTTGTGCAAAGTCTAGATACACATAATGTTAATTTAGACAAACATAATAATGTCAATAATTCAGAAAAATTAATAAATGTTTCCGATGATGAAAGTGAAAATGGTTCTGAAAATGGTTCTGAAAATGGTTCTGAAAATGGTTCTGATAATGGTTCTGAAAGTGGTTCTGAAAATGATGAAGTTAGTGATGATGATGAAGATAGTTTTGATGAAAATAATAATAATGCTGTAAAAATATTAAAATTAAATATTAATAACGATTTGTTTAATATTATTAATGAAGATGAAAATTTTCAAGCTTTTATGGAATCTGTTCAAGATTTAGAAAATTTAGAAGAAGATTTAGAAGAAGGTTTACAATATAATAACAATAATAACAATAATGACAATAATGACAATAATGATATACCTATTGAATTAATTGCTAAGGAAGATGTCGATTTAAATGAAAATAATAATTCATCATTTTCAGCATCTGAATTAAAAACAATTAATATTAATTTAGAAGAACCTGTCAACGAAACACTTGATTATAAAAAACAACCTCTTCAAAAGTTAAGAAGTATTGTTTTAGAAAAAGGATTAACAACTGATGCTTCAAAATTTAAAAAGCATGATTTACTTAAAATGCTCGGAGTTGAATAAGTTTTTTATATAGTAATTATATAAATGTCTTGGGGTACATGTTATAGTGGTTCTAATAATATTAATTTTAATTTTCCACCTATTATGGCAGATGGAAGAAATTACGCATCATGGCAACCTGATGCTGTAATTAATAATAGAATTCAAAGACAAGAAGGTATTCATTCTAACTGGCAATATAGACAATATTTACAGCATAATGGTCTTAAAATTATGAATTATAATAGTATGGAAACCTGTTATGATTTGGGTCTTGACCCTCATGTTAAAACAGACAGAACACCTTCTTCAAATGTTCCATATAAATTCAATGGAGTTTTTGACACAAGTAAACCCGGTTATGGTTACTGTAATAGTGATTTAAAAAATCCTTATTTGTCCAGAGAACAATTAAACGCCAGATTAATTTCACCATCTATTAATCCTTCTGATTATCAGAATATGATTCCTGGTGTTAAAATGTAAATTTACTTTAATAATAATAATATAATGATATAAATATTATTATTAAATAATTATAATAACTAATTATATGAAAGTTCTCTCTATTGATGTTGGTATAAAAAATCTAGCGTTTTGTCTTTTCGATAAATCAATAAATAGTGACCATTTTAAGATTACAAAATGGAATATAATTGATATATCTGAAAAAGAAGATGCCGCTAAATGTTGTTTTGTTGAAAAAAATAATACATGTAATAAACCAGCCAAATTTAAAAAAGATGATAATTGCTTTTGTTTAAAACATTCCAAAAAACAACAATTACAAATTCCAACATCTGAGCAAAAACCTTCATTTATTAATAAACAAAAAATACAAAAACTTTACGAAATAGCCGATAGTCATAATATTAAATATGAAGCAAAAATTAAAAAAGCGGATTTAAGTAATTTAATTAACAATTATATTAATGATAATTATTTTAAAATGGTTGAATGTAAAAATGCTGCTGATGTTGATTTATTTAATATTGGAATAAATATAAAAAATAAGTTGAATAAATTATTTGAAAATGAAGGGCAAATTGACCATGTTATTATTGAAAATCAAATCAGCACAATTGCTACAAGAATGAAAACAATTCAAGGTATGTTAGTTCAATATTTTATTATGTCTAATTTAAATGTTAAAAATATAGAATTTATTTCAGCATCAAATAAACTAAAGTGTTGTGATATTAAAGAAAAAACTAAATACAGTGATAGAAAAAAATTAGGTATATCAAAATGTTTAGAAATTATAACATCTGATTTTAGATTTAATGAACATATAGATTACTTTACCAAACATAAAAAAAAAGATGATTTATCCGATTCCTTTTTACAAGGAATATGGTTTATCAATAATAAATTTTAAATTACTTTAATTTAATTTAATTTAATTTAAAATATATATTTTACAATTCGTAATACTTAAAATTAAATGTTCTATTTAATGAATAGATATAATGGCAGATATAATGGAACTTACTGAACTCAATTTTGATGGTGATTTTGGGAATAATAATGGTTTTGAAAAATCTACTAATTTTGGAGGTGGTTTAGAATTATTAATGAATGATAAAGTTAAAGATAGTAAACCTACAAGTGACATTGAATTAGAAGATTTAAATAATTTAGAAAATGAGCTTAACAATTTAGTTGACGACCTACCTAATAATAGTTATAAACCTAAATCTGACTTTTTTAGTAAACCTAGTGTTTCATTTGAAGATAATAATAATAATTTTAACTCTAATTCACTTGGACAATCTACATCACAAACTGAAAATGATAATAAAACATGGGATGGTTATGGTAAATTTAATAATATACCATTGAACACTGATAAGGTACTACCAAATGAACCTAAATTGTCTAAAGAAGAAGTATTAAGGGAAAAATTTAAATATTTGAGAAAGCTTGAGGCATTAGAAAAAAAAGGAGTTGAGCTTTCAAAAAAATATAATATGGAATCTTCATTACAAGAAATGATGGGGGAATATGAAACTATTATGGAAGAAAAATCTAAACAAAATTCCGTAAAGTTTCAAGGCAACATGTTAATGGCTGTTATTAATGGTATCGAATTTTTAAATGGAAAATTCGACCCTTTTGATATTAAACTTGATGGATGGAGTGAACAAGTACAAGAAAATATTAATGATTATGATGATATTTTTGGAGAGCTACATGAAAAATATAAGAGTAAGGCATCGATGGCACCAGAATTAAAGTTACTTTTTCAACTTGGTGGAAGTGCTATGATGGTTCATATGACTAATACTATGTTTAAAAGTGCTATGCCTGGTATGGATGATATTTTAAGACAAAATCCTGATTTAATGCGTTCATTCCAATCTGCGGCAGTTAATACAATGGCTGGCTCTAATCCTGGGTTCTCAGGTTTTATGTCTGGAATAATGAATAATGACCCTAGACCACCTAGTGGTATGGGACCACCTCCACCATTGGCTACTCAAGGACCTAATTCTATTCCACCACCAATTAGTAGACCAGGAAATAATAACTACTCCAGACCCGATTTAAATATGAGCCGCAGTAGTTTTGTTGATGATGGTATCAATTTGAGAGAAAATTTTGAAAGACCTGATTTTCAAGAAAGAACTAGTAAAAGACAACCTACTCGAGCTGAAATGAAAGGACCTAGTGATATTAGTGACATTCTTTCCGGATTAAAAACTAAAACAATTAATATTCAAGAACCACTACAACAACAATCTTTATCTCCATCTGATAATCAAAATGACAGTAGCACTATTACCATTAATGATTTGAAAGAATTACAATCAGATGTAAATATGCCTAAACGTAGCGGACGTCGTAAGAAGTCAGCTAGCAATACCGTATCGTTAGATATTTAATACATTTTTATTTATTATATTAAAAATGTATTAATGAACATATTTATATTGATAACGAGGTGGGAAATTATTATAGTTATTAAAAAGCCATTCTGGTTTAGCACAATATTGGCTGTTCACACTCTTACCTCTATATCCTTCTTTTAAACTTTGATTTATATAATTAATTACTAATAAACAAATAATAATTAAAAAAGCACACATAGCTAAACTTTTAATACTACGCATTATATATTAATTATATAAATTAATAATATTTTACATTTTTTAAAATTGCTATATCATTCTTCCAATAAATTTTTTTTAACGATTGATTTATGAAATATTTGTGAAATATAGATGGTATCAAATTAGATACTGAAACTATTATATGTCGTTTTTTTTCTATATCTGTAAAATTTGCCCTATAAAATTTATCGGCATGATTTAAATCTTGAAAAGTGTAACAATTAAATCCATATATATATTGCGGGTCTGATACTTTTTCAATACATAAATATATGGTTTTAAAATAAGTATTTTTTATATTCTTAATTTTTAACGGGTCATTTTCTATTAATTTTTTACTGGTTAATGAAGTTTCTTTTGAAGATATCATCATAATAACTTTATATATATATTATACATATATATTATATATAAAATCACTCTTCCAATGCCACAAATATTACTCAAATTCTATTTTTAAGTCTTGTAAATTTTTATACTTTGTTTCGATTAATTCATTTAATTTATCTACCTTTATAATTTTGTCCTTCTTTAAAATTTCTGATGTTTCTTCAATAAATTCTTTTGCGTTTTCAATTATTACATTAGCGCATTTATAAGCATCATTTAATAAATTAACAACCTCTGTATCAATTAATTCTTTATATTTTTCACTTAAACTTGGATATATAATATTACTTCCCATACCATAATAAATAATCATTTTTTCTGCCAATTTTAACGCTTCTTCAAAATCATTAATAGCACCAGTTGTTACTGAAACATCATAAAAAACTTCCTCAGCAATTCTACCAGCTAATAATATCATTAAATGTTCAAATAATGCTTCTCTTATATAAATATTACTGGTTGAACCTTCAAATACAGTATAACCCGGACTTTTAGGTGAGGACAAATTTATAATAACTTTTGATACTTTTGAATGATGTTTTGATAATAATCCGACAACAGCATGCCCCATTTCATGTATTGCTATATGGTCTATGATATCCGATGTAAATTCATGATCATTTGGTTGCCAGCCTGCCATCATTTTATTTAATACAAAGTCAAAATCCTTATAACAAAATTGAGTATTATTTAGTCTTAAAGCATTCAACATTGCTTCATTTAATAAATTTTCTATTTGAGCACCACTAAAACCTTGAGTAACTTCAACTAATTCATCTATTCCAATCGAATCACAATATGGTTTACCTTTTATGTGTATGTCTATTATTGATTTTCTAGTAGCACTATTAGGGAGACCTATAAATATTTTCTTATCAATTCTTCCTGGTCTAGTTAAAGCCGTATCTAATAAATCTATTCTATTTGTTGCTGCTACTAAGAAAATTCCTGTATTATCTTTAAATCCATCCAATTCAACCAATAATGAATTTAATGTATTATCTCTTTCACTAGAAGATGATTCACCATCAGATGACCTTTTTCTACCCAACGCATCTATTTCATCAATAAATATAATACATGGAATATTTTTCTTTGCTAAATCAAATAATTCTTTGATTCTTGAAGAACCAACTCCTACATATTTTTCCTGAAAATCTGAGCCTGATACTGGAATAAAACTACAATTCGCTTCCCCAGCTAGAGCCTTTGATAATAGTGTTTTTCCTGTTCCTGGAGGGCCTTCTAAAATCAAACCTTTTGGAATTCTTACATTATATTTTTTATACTTTTGATAATTTTTTAAAATATCTACACACTGCATTAATTCCTCTTTTACATTTTCATATCCACCCACATTTTTAAATAAAATATTAAATTTTTTTATAACTTGAAAGTTTTTTGATTTTGAATTTGGCGTTTCAGTATATCTTCTTCTTCCAGTATCTTCATCTTCATCAAAAAAACCACTTTTTTCAGCATTATTCATTTCATCGTTATCCATTTCAATGCCAAGTGAACGTAAAAATCCTGATTTATTTAAAATAATACGCAACTTAGGTCTGTTTTCTTCATCACCTTCATCAGCTTCATTACTTTCATAAGGTTCATTATTATTTAAATTTAATATACTTTCATTTTGAAGAGTAACATTTTTTGAATTTAAATTTTTTATTTTTTCCGTAAAAGTTGGTCTAGTTAGTGGATATTTTCTTACGATAATATTATATTTTTCTTCTGTATTATTTCTACGAGAACGTTCGTCAAAATATTTTTTTGAAAAAGGATTATAACGATTTTTATCTACTTCAGTAAAAATATTTCTTTTGTTTATATGGTTATGAATTATTAATCCATCTGTTGAATTATTAAACATTAGATAAGCAAAATAAATACAAAATATTAGACTTAATTCTATCATTCTATACTTTTAAAAAAAATATGTTTATATTATTTATTTATAATTAATATAAAATTTATAATTTAGTTATTATAATTACAATTTATTCATATTAAATGAAATTAAAAACATTATTAAAGGAATAAACGATCCAAAAAAACACCATATTTCTCCTACATGATAAGAAAAATATTTTACACTAATAAAAAAGAATAAATAAGTTATAAAAAATAAAACTGACGCATATTTTAAATCAAATAAATAAAACATATTTATAGCCAATAAAATTAAATAAAAATAACCATTTGGATAACCATTTGAATATTTTAACCACGGCCATTTCAAATGATGTTGTTCTTCTTTTGTTATTAATTTTTCTTTTGATAAAAACTTGGTATAGTTGAATACAAAAAGTATAAAATACAACAAATTTAGTATAGCTACAGGCAAATTATAATTTTTTAATGTAAATATGTTTGGTTTATAATAAATATATTTAATCAAATATAATATAGTTGGCTGACCAACATTTAATATAGGACATAAAATTGTGGTTATTTTATTTATACCTAATTTATTATTTATATCTATCCAAAATAAAAAGTCCATAAATTGAATAAGAGATATAAATATTAAAAATATTCCCGAAACTTTATTTTCCATCGCATATTTTATATTTCCATATTTAATTAATAGTATAGAAAATATGGTACCTATTGAAAATGTTAATAATGAAACTTTATAATTAAAACACATATATATTATGATTTTATTAAATTACTTTAATTTTTGTGTTTATAATATTAAATATATAATTTAGCAAATTAACAATTTAAATAATAATATGATAAATTATTAATGTCTAGACCAGGAAGAAATATTAATGACATTATTAACGCATCTAACAAAAATAAAGCTTCTATGACAACTTGTCATAAAGGAGGCGTAAAAATTAGAGATACTGGAAATAACAATACAGAAAATCCATTTGCTAATGTTAACCCTTTTAATAATCCTAATGAAGAGAAAAATGTATCCATTACATACAACAAATCTGGTTTTGAAAGTTTAGACTTAAATATAGATAGCTATTCGAGAGAAGATTTATTCAATCTTTTTGGTCTTAAAAATATGAACTTAACTGAAGACACTATGAAAGAATGTAAAAAAACTGTTTTAAAAACACATCCGGACAAATCACGCCTTGATGAAAAGTATTTTATTTTCTTTTCAAATGCATATAAAAAATTATTAGGTATATATGAATTTCAAAATAAAACTAATAATAAAAAAATACATACTACAAATGAATTTTTTGATGGTAATAATGGTAATTTTTTAGATACATTATTTGATAATAAAAAAGATTTAAAAGATCCAAAAAATTTTAATAAATGGTTTAATGACCAATTTGAAAAACATAAACTTGAAGACCCCAACCAAACTGGTTATGGTAGTTGGCTTAAATCTGATGATGATATTGTTTATACTCCAAATGTTACAAAATCTAATATGGCTGCCGAAATGGAAAAAAGAAAAAAGCAAGTTCAGGAAATAACTACATATAATGGCGTTAGTGACCCTTATGCTTCCACATTTGGTGGTTCTTCTTTAATGGTTTATGATAGTAATTTTACTTCTAGTTCTCTCTTTAGTAGTGAAGGAATTGGTTATACTGATTTACGACAAGCTTATGTAGAATCTGTAATTCCTGTTACTGATGAAGATTATAAGAAAACTAAAACATTTAATAATTTGGCAGAGTATAAACGTCTGAGAGAAACAGTCGACACTACACCTCTTAGTAAAGAAGAATCTATGCGTCGATTATATAAAGAAAACAAACAAAAAGATGAAGAATCCGCAGCATTGGCATTTTATTATGCTCAACAAGCAGAAAAAGCTAAACAAAATCAAAACAAATTTTGGTCTGAATTGAAGCAATTAACCGATTTTTAATATGGTACGTTTACATTTAAAACTAAACTTAAACTATTTATATAAATATTATAGTCACTCCAAATACCACGACAATTAGGACATGTTCTTCTACTTCTCAACCAAATTCTAATATCATTTTCATTAAAATTATTATGACAATGTGTACAACACATATAGTTTTGATTTTCACGTATTTCATCTAAACTTATTCCACATATCTTTTTATCTTCAGGAATTAATCTACATATTCCTGAGTTAACAATTAAATTATCAATGTTTACAGAAGATGTGTTTGATGGACCAGACATACCAGACATACCTGACATACCTGATGGATCAATATAATAATTTGGACCACTCATACCTGAATACAAATTGGTATAAGTATAATTATTATAAATAATATTTTGGTCATTTTCAATAATATTTTGGTCATTTTCAATAATGCTATTTACTTGAATATTATTGTAAATAACATTTGTTTCTATACTTTCATTATGCGTTAATGAATGTGTTGTAAAATCCTGTACAAGATGTGTATTTACTATATTTTGTGAACTTCTAATTTCACTACTTCTTTGACTATAATCATTCATATTAATTGAATAAATTTTTACTACATTACGAGGCGTATCGAAGTTTAACTTTAGATAACTCTGTGCTTCACTTAAGTGAATTGACCCTATGAATGAATTAAAACTTCTCTCGCTATATGATATATCTGGGTTAAATGGTAAAAATATCAAAGTATCATTTACTCTTTGACACTTGTTTCTAATCATAAATTTATTGTAACTTATTCTAATTAGGTCATTTATATAAAATTGTATATAATTTAGTTCATTTATATTACTACTTTCAATTAAAAACCCTTTAGAAAACCCAGGAAACATGTTTGTTATTATTTTGAACTCATTCGACACATTTTCAGGATTATCTAATGAAACTTTAACTTCTAATGAAGAAATTTGTTGAATACAACAATTACTTGTATCTATACTATTTCTTCTATATCGAGAATCACCAATATATGTTTTACACAATAAACTATAACTACTAACATAATTTGCTAGATTCGTGTGATTAATTATATTAAATGAAACTTCCCAAAATTGCAAACCAAAAATGTGTATATTACCAAAAAACATTTCAAATGGAATTTGTAAGTATAGTTTATCATCAAATATTTCTGGTTCCTTTAAATTCCATAAAATACTTAATGGAATATTTAAAAGCGTTTGAGTTCCAATTTTTAAGTTAATATACATATTTTGAGCATAATTATGTATTGTTTCTAGTGTTATATTATTATCTTGTAAATTTAAAATTAAATATTCTGGTATTAGTTTATCCGCATTTCTAGAAAGTGTTAATTTAGAATTTTCAAAATTATAAGTTTTAAAATCCACTGCTACATTTGTGTCTATATTTCTTGAACCATATATATTTGTTGAATTTACTCTTTCATTTAAAGACAATTGTAATAATGAACTATTGATATTATTCATTTTAAATTATTAGTTTTTTATTTTTAATATCATTTAATATAATATATGTCTCCAAAAAACAAAACACAAAAAAATATTAACCGTAAATTTTCATCAAAACTTTATTTATATTCAACACCTCGTATAGCACAACATATGGCATATAAGTATTTAGGAAAAACAGCAAAACTATATCCTGCTAGTAACCCAGCAAAAAAATATAAAATTTACGATCCAAAAAATAATAAATGGGTAAATTTTGGTCAAATAGGATATGAAGATTATACAAAGCATCACGATAAAACTCGTAGAAAAAATTACTTAACACGTACAAAATATATGAGAGGTGATTGGAAAAAAAATAAATACTCCGCAAATAACTTAAGTAGAAATATTTTATGGTAGGTTTTACTAGACGCTGTTAAATCGTTAAATTTATCAATTTATTATTCATTAATATAATAAATGGATACCGTAGATAATCAGGCTATATTATTTAATAAAGAAGGTTTTATATTTTTACGTGTAAAAAAAAATCATTATAAACTTGAGTTTACAATGGAAAATAATTATATTAATATTTCTAAAATTATTGATTTTAGTTTAATCAAACTTATTTATGATTTAAACCCTGACGTTTATGAAAAAGTTGACATTAAAATACTTAATGAATATGAAGCAGTCGCAACTTTACTTTTAAAACACTTCTTTGAAGACCTTGGATTATCACAAAAATATTCTTTTCTTTATATTAAAAAACTAGTTGAAGAGAGAAAAATTACATTTATTTCACAATCTATTAAAGATATTATACCAGAAAATATGCCTAAGGATTCCGAACAATTAAATATTCAAGATTTTATTGGTGTATGTGATATTATTAGTCTACATAAGGTTAAATTTACATTTAATGTTGTATTTGAACCTACAGCAAATGTACCATCATTCGCAGAAAAAATGGTTGGGGTTATTTTATTTAAAATATTTAAACGTGTAAAACAATTTATAGAAAACGTTAGAATATAATATACTATAATGTTTATCACAAAATTTTTTAAAGAAATACTTTTTATATTTAATGTTTTTTATATTTTTAGTTCTGAATTGTTTTTCTATTTTATTTATAATGATTTTTCATATTTTATAACAAGAATAACTCACCGTTTGGCTTCTATTAACATATTATATGTAAAAATATTTCAAGCAATTGCTTCAAATAATAATCTTATCGATGAAAAAATTAATAGTAAACTACTTAAATTTACAGACAACGCACCTTGGTCATATTCTGATATTAATATTGAAGATATTATTGAGGTTTCAAATGATTATAATATTACAATAGAAAATGGTTATGAAAAACCTATTAATGCGGGCATGATTTCACTTGTATTTAAAGGATACAAAACAGATACTAAGGAACACGTAATTATTAAAATGAAGAGAAATAATATTGAAAATTCACTTAATAATGCTATTGAAAATTTACAGACATTTTTGTATTTATTATCATTTATTCCATTAGTTAATAAGTATAAAATAACTGATGTTATTAACAAAAACATTGATATTATTCAACATCAAACTAATTTTATTGAAGAAGTTGATAATACTATTAAAATTAAAAATAACTGTAAAAATTTAAAATATGTTAAAATTCCAACAGTATATAAAGATGTTACAGAAAAGTATCCCAATATTATTTTAATGGAATATATTGATGGAATTAAAATTAATGAAATAGAAAAAGAAGACTATGAAGGTTTCGCAAGACAAGTCCTTAAGTTTGGATTTGTTACTTCAATGGTTCACGGATTAGCACATGGAGATTTACACAGTGGAAATATATTATTTATAAAAGATGAAAATGAGACCAAATATAAATATAAAATTGGAGTTATAGATTTTGGGATTGTATATGATATAGACCCTTCCTACAAAGATTTGGCATTTGATGTTTTACCGCAATTTTTTGTATTACCTCCAAGAGAGATTGCTATTAAAATATTAAGCTCAAGCTTTGTTGACCCGCCTAATATTTTTCAGCAATTACCTAAAAATCATTATGAAAATATTCTTAGTTTTGCTACTGAAATGATGAGCGAAACTGTTCAGGTTTCTAAAAAGGCAAATCAATTTCAAATGTATAAGTTCATTCATACACTTAATAATTATTTAAGTAATTCTGAATTGGCTAATATTGGAATTAGACCTAGTGATGGGTTTGTAAAATTTCAACTTGTATTAGCTATGTCGCATGGAGTAACTTTAACTCTTTGTAAGGATGAATTTTTTACATTAATGGATAATGTGTTTCAAGAAATATTTCATACAGATATGATTGTTCAGTTATCATAACCCCAAGGCCATATCAATACACAACCAGACATAGCATAGTTTATATGTAAATTTCCTTTATACATATTATTTTTAAATGCTATCGAAGTAGTATAAATAGAATTTACGTGTTTGCTTTCTTTTAAATAATTATAAGTTTCTGTGATTGTTTTACCTGATGATACTAATTCATCAATTAAAATTACATTTTTTCCTTCTAAATTTTCATCTATACCTTCACATAATGTAAATTCACCATAGTTGTTTAGAATATTTTTTTGAACCACATCATTTACAGTATTTTGTGGGGTTTTATTACAATTATATTCACTTCTAGATAATTTTACTTTATAATTTGGTAGTCCAAGTTTAGTTGAAAGATAGTCAGATAGAATAGCACCACCGGTTTTTATTCCAACAACACCATCATAATTTTCTCCTGATTTTTTTATTTGTTCTATTATAATATCTAAATATTTTTCTAGTTGTGTCCAAGTTAAAAATGTTTTATTTTGTATAATTGCGTTTATATAGATGCTGCCTATTTTTATATATAATGGACTGTTTTGTTTCTTTTTAATTAATGGAACCATTTCTGGTGAAACCCAATATGGTATTGGTCCGTATATTTCTTTATCTAATTTATAAATACATAATAGTACTAATATTAATCCAATACATAATACGATTAAAAATGAAAAAATAGACAACTTAAAGTATCTATATATATTTACATATATAAGACCAAATAATATACCACATAGTACTTGAATTATAGAATGCATATTTGTTACTAGCCGTTGAGCAGAAAATATGAATATTAATAATAAACACAACCATAAAGGTATAAATTTATATAAATATAATAAAGACGAAACAATTGTAACCGTTTCAGCATGACCCGAAGGCATACCTACACAATTTGTCATTCGCCCATTTTCTTCATTTTTACACTTATTTAAAGGCCTTTTTACATTATTATAATCAAAATATGTTTCATAAAATATTTTTTCTATACCATTTTGTATATGATAATGATAAGCGCCAATAATAATAATTGTAACTATTATTAATAAATTATTTTTAAATTTGTTATTAATTTTCATTAATATATATTGATATTAAATTAATATGAATTTTTATCAATAGATACACCTTTTGCTATATTTTTTATTATTTTATTTTCTTTTTCAGAATCATTATCACCTGAACCTCCCATAGCTTCTATAATAATTTTATTATACTGGTCTGAATACTTTGATGTACTTTTGACACAATCAGGATGCTCTTCTTTAAATTTTGGTATTAACCGCATATTTTTATCGGCTACTTTTTTAATTGCTTTTCTAATTTTATTATTTTGTTCATTTTCTTTTTCCCACTTGTCCTCATCTTTAATATATAAAACTTCTCTCTTTGTATCTGTACAATGAATAGGTCTTTTGGTCTCATCTAATGAATTTAGTTTTTTTACAATAATATTTGAAATGCCATTTACAAAACCTAATTTTCCAACACTTTCTAAATCGGATAATTGAAGTTTAAGTGAATCTACAAAATCTGTAATATTCATAGCATCTTTACATGTTTCGTTTAAAAATAAGTTTAAATTGAATGTTTTATTATTACTATTAATATTATTAGAATTTACTGTATTATTAAATGGTTGAATTTTTTGACATACATCTAACACCATAGTTTTTAATTCCGAATTTTCTTTTATAAGCATTATTATTAAATCTTTGTCGGATGGTTCTTCTTTAATTATATCATTACATTTTTTTTTGTGTCGCCATAAGGTACTACGACTGTTAAAAATCATTCCACAAACACATTTTAGGTTTGGGGATTTTTGGGGATTTTTGGGACAAATTTGTTTCAAATTTGTTTCATTTGTTTCATTTTGATGTTTTGCTGTCAGACTATGTTTGATAAAATCTTTTTTGTTACTGGTTATGTACACACATTTTTCACAAAAATATTTGGGATTTTTTGGGGACAAATTTGTTTCATTTTGTTTCATATTGTTTCAAAAGAAAAAAATTCTAAATGCTTTTTTTTTAAAATAAAAAAAAATTATCGTAACAAATTTAAAATTATTTTTTTGGTGACCAGACCAAAAAATTCAATTATGCAGTGACAATTAAATTTTTTGCATAAAGTATTTCGGATTTTCAAAAATGGACAAAAAAAATGTCCAAAATCGAAAACCCCAAAAAACTTTCGCAAAAAAATTTAATAATTCTGCACTACACGTGAAGGGACCTTTTTTCTCTAATATTTTGGTTTTTATTTACATTTTTGTAGATAAAATGGCTTAAAAATTTCCCTATAATGTAATATAACACTTCATAAATATGCAAGCAACTATTGGTAATACAAGTTACACATTTATACCTTCTAGTATTTCAAATTTTGAAACCATTCATAGAAATAAACAAACCATGAAAAATGATATATATGAAAAATATGAAGCAACTGCCGAAGTACATGGTGAATTAGTTGTATGTAATGATGGAAATAATGTTAAACGAAACGGCAAGAAAATTATAAAAGAAACATATGAACAATATTTAAAAAGTATTCAAAAACGCGACCCTAATAAAGATAAGTGGATTTATAATATAATAGATGGAGTATCTGAACAAAATCAAATTCTTTATAGAGATGAATTATGTATAATTATTCCTACTTACATATGGAATTCAGTTAATATTGATAAGTTACATATTTTATGTTTACCAACCAATATATCATTGCGTTGTATACGTTCATTAACTGCTGAACATATTCCTCTTCTTGAACATATGAAAAAGGTAACACTTGAAACTATAAAAAGAAAATATAATATAGATGAATGTTATTTAAAAATGTTTTTCCACTATGAACCATCTACTTATCACTTACATATTCATTTTGTAAATGTCACAAATAATGAAGCAAGGTCTTCAGTTGAATACTCACATGACCTTAATAGTGTTATTTTTAATTTAGCTATTTATTCTAATTATTATAAGGTAGCTCTTTTAAATAGAAAAGGTTAATATTTTACGAACAGTTTTATTATTATTTTTTTTATTTTTTCTTTTAGATTTCGTTTTATTATTTTTCCCTCCAGTTCTAGATTCTGTATACTCTTTCAATAAATTTATATTTTGTTCGCCACGATTGTTATATAAGTCATACGCTTTGGCTTTTATCATTTCACTAATATCTTCCGATGTATTATGTGTTTCATCTATATCAACTTTACATACTTTTGACATCATTTCAAACCATTTATTAGAACTTTTTGGTAATGGATTACTTCCAGTGTATATATCTTCAAATGGGTAACACAAAAATGGACGTTTTGTCATATCTGGTTCTTCTTCATTTTCAATTGATATTTTAGGTAAAAAATTATTTATTTTAATATTCGCATCTTTTTTTAAAATACTAATAATACTACAACAATAATTCATGTCTATATTATCATGAAAAACAACTTCACTTTGCGGCCGTGTTTGTCTTGATAATAAATGTTTACTTTTACTAATAAAATTATCTAAATTCCAAGGAAAATATGTATTTTTTTCAGAAACTATACCGTTATAATCAACTAAATTTATATGATAATTTTTTTGAAGAAGTAATTTTTTAGAAAGTATTATTATATATTTTCCTGGATATATATATTCTTTATCTATATTATCTTTTGTAATGATTGATAAATATACACCAGGGAATTGGTCATCTGTATTAAATTCAGCTGTTTTTAACTCACTCCAAGTTATACAATTCGGATTATTTGTAGTATGAATTAAGTAATAAATTTCCTCCATATAAATTATATTTATTTTATTTTATAAAATATGCGTTTTAAATGATAAAAGTTGTAATATATAATTACTCATAAATGAAGAAGACATTAAATATAAAATTAAATATAAAATTGAAAGTAATTAAATATTAATTCAAATATATTATAATGAACAATATATTTGAACAATCTGACATGAAACCTAATTTTATATTTGTTGACGGAAGTTATTATAACTTTTATAGATATTTTGCTTTGATGCAGTGGTGGAAAAACGCACACCCTGAAACTGTTTTAGATGACCCATTTCAAAACAAAACATTTGTTGATAAATTTAAAAAAACATTTGTAGAAAATTTAATATCCATACCAAAGAAACTTAAAATACAAAAACCTATTTTAGTTGTTGGGAAAGACTGTAAGAGAGAAAATATTTGGAGAATGGATTTATTTCCGAACTATAAATCAAACCGTGTTCAAGATGGATTTATGGGTGGACCATTTTTTAAAATGGCTTATGAAGCAGAATTATTTCAACAAGGAGGGGCTAAGGCTATTTTAAAACATCCAAAGTTGGAAGCAGATGATTGTATTGCTCTCTCTGTAAAATATGTTTTAAATAAGTATCCAGAATGTAACATTTATATTATTACAAGTGATCGAGATTATCTTCAATTAAGTAGTGATAGAGTACATTTATATAATTTAGCTTTTAAAAATATTGCTGATAAGAGCTCAACTGGTAATGCTAAAGATGATTTAGAAATAAAAATTATTATGGGTGATACAAGTGATAATATTCCAGCTGTATTTCCAAAATGCGGAATAAAGACAGCTCAAAAATGCGTTTTAGACCCAGAATTCTTCAAAAAGAAAATGGCAGATAATTTAGAATATTATAAACAATATGAATTAAATAAAAAATTGGTTGATTTTAATAATATACCTGAACAATTAGTAATTGAATTTATGGCTACAATAAAGAAATAAAGAAATTATCTTCTTCTACGATTATGACTAAATGTACGCATATTAAGTTTTGGCATTGGATTAGTTCTAATAGAAGAAATATGATGGTTTCTATTTGTGTAATTGTGATGTGTTACAAAATGTTTTTTTGTGTGAAAATTTAATCTTGATATAGTTGGATTATATCTAAATATAGAGAATTTACGAACTGTTCTATTGTGTGTCATTTTTTCATAATCATTATAATTGTTATAGTTTTCATTTTGTATTTCATTTTTTGAATTTTCATTAATCTCTAATATTAATTTTGTTTTTTCTTCATCATTATAATTGCTGGTGTATAATTTCGCAACTATATTTTTTGGGTTTAACGTTTCAACTCTCATGTTATTAATATTTATTATGTAATGTTTTTCCATTAAAATATTATACAATATTTCACCGTTATATTTTATATTATAAATTCCGCGTAGTCTTCCGGCTAATTGCCTTGCTGGAATTAATTTATTATTATATAATATTCCATGATAGTTACTTATATATGTTTTTCTGTTTGGTATATTTATTCCCAAAGAATGTTTTTCTATACAAACAATTGTATTTTCATTCATAATTGTTTGTGTTATTGCAACAATTGGTCTTGTACGGATTGTATGAATTCCTGGGTTTAATTTTTCAATGGGAATATTACCTTGATCTGTTAAAACAGGTGTACCTGCTGGAAAACAAATAGAGACAATAGGAGTAGGTGTAGGTGTAGGTGTAGGTGTAGGTGTAGGAGTAAAACTTAAGTATCTAGCTAAAATAAAATTTAAATCTATACCTGAATCTCCAATTAATCCTCCATAACCACCTAAAAGAATTTTTCCGTCTGTTTGTATAGCTAATGATTTACCATATTCCTCATTAGGTGGTGCTAATAAGTCTGTTAAAATTAAACCATTGCCAGTAGTTCCGAAAGAAGTATCTAATGTTCCATTAGTATTATATCTTGCCAAAGCAAAACTAACACTACTAGAATTGTTTATATTATATGTTCCTCCCAAAATAATTTTTCCGTCTGTTTGTATAGCTAATGAATTGCCCGTTAAAGTAGATGGAGACGTTAAACTGGTTGAAACAGTGCCTCCTGTTCCAAAAGATGAATCTAAAACTCCGCTAGTATTTAACCTTCCTAATAACCAATAAGTAGGAACAATTCCACTAACAGGGTCACTTACTGTACCACCAAACACAATATAATCATTTGTTTGAACTTTTACAGATGAAACACCAGAAAAAAGTGTTGGAACATTTAATTTAAAAATGCCTGAATTAGCAAAAGTCGCATCTAGATTTCCTTGTGTATCATATCTTGCAACGCCCAAATCATAAACGCTTCCACTGTCTATTTCACCTCCTAATATAATATAGCCGTTTGATTGGAGCGTAATTGAAAACCCAACAGAATTAAGACCTGATGAAAATGGACCAGTAACAACTACTCCAGGATTAGCTGGAGGTCCAAAAGAAGTATCTAATACACCAGTTGTATCATATCTAGCCAATGCAAACCCATTAGCACCAAACGAAAAAACATAAGCACTACCACCTAAAACAATATAACCGTTTGGTTGTACAACTAGAGTGTTAGCTGTTGATTGTCTACATTGAGAATTAATTAAAGAAAAATTTGTAACAACAAACCCTGATCCTGAACCAAAAGACGTATCAAGACTTCCAGTTGTAGTATATCTTGCCAATACAAAATTATTTGGAGCAATAAGTGTAGAAAAAGCTGTTGTTTGTCCGCACATAAGAATTTTTCCATCACTTTGTATAGCTATTGAAAAACACTGGTCATCAGAACCAGTAGCAAAATTTGGCGTAACAACTAAACCTCCTGTTCCAAATGTTGTGTCTAGACTTCCATTAGTATTATATCTTGACAATGTAAAATGATTTGTAATAGAGTCATACGTATATCCGCCCATTACAATTTTTCCATCTGATTGTATAGCAATACTTTGTCCAGAATTTACATCAGGAGGACCTAAACCAAAATCTGTAACAACAAATCCTCCAGTTCCAAATGAAGTATCTAAATCACTTGACATATTAATATATATATATATATATATATATATAATTTGTTTTATTGAAAATGATAATTTAACTATTTGTAAAATTATATAAAAATTTTGCGATATAATTATATATTATGAATTCCACTAATTTACAAGAAAATAATACAAAAATAAATATTAAATTATTTTTATTGGACCCTTTATCTGTTATCATAAAGTTAGCAATATTAGGAAACAAACCTGTTGGAACAAAGATTTTGATACAAAATAACATCATATATTTTCAAGAACCTGGTATATTTCAGTCAATAACTCGTATGTTTTACCAGTCAAATAAAACTGATTTACAATACATGTATAATCCAATACAAATAGCATGTTATACATTTTTATCAAAAGAAAGCGTACAAAAAACACCAAGATTAAAAAATTTATTTATGTGCGCTCAAAACGGATTAAAAAAATTAATAGAAACATATAAAAATTGTTCTATTATTAGTTTATGTTTAAATTATTATTATGCTATTATAACAAATTATGTAGAACAAAAATTTTATGATTCTATATTTTATAAAGATGGAATGACAATTTATTATACAAAAGAAGTAATAGATAGTTTAAATGAACAATGGTCTACAGAAAAAATAAAAGTAATTTTAGATATAATTTCTTTTTTAACAAACGACAGTATGGCTTTAAATAATGTAAAATCATTGGAAACAATCATGGAAAATAATGACTTGAATACTCAAAAAGTATTTTCAAATGTTTAATTTATAAAGAAATTGGTAAATCATCTCTAATAAAATATGCTTTTCCTTCTTTTGTCCATTTTATAACTAAAGTAATTATTTCTACACCAGCTGTTAAAGCCTCAGCAAAAGCCTCTCTATATTCAGGGTCAATAACTGACGGTTGAAATCTATCTACATCTGTTCGTTGTATTACATAACACATAATACAACGAGTTTTTGATTCGCGTTTTATTAAAGTAAGTTCTTTTATATGTTTTAAAGCTCGCGGACTTACTGTGCTAGTTCTTTTTTTTCGGTAACCGTCCGGAAAATAAGCTATTTTTGAATTAACATCTCGGTCATCGTAACATTTTGTTTTTCGTTCTTTAGCTGTTATATCTTCATAATCAGCAAGAGGTACATTTTTAACTTCCATAATAAAAGGAATTCCATTTGTGTCAATTCCACTAAAATCAAATCTGGAGTCTACTTTACCGTCTACATATATAGATGTTTCTCTTCTATATTTTTTTACATTTTGAAGCCTTTTTATTAAATTATTTTTAATCGCAATTTCTGTCAAATCTTCAGCCAATTTTGGATGTATACCAACAATAATTTCAGTTTTTTTATCTGTAACTATTGATAAATAAACTTTATATTCACAAGAAAGTTTTTTTGTTGTTTTTTTTGTTTTAGGAGTTGGAGCCATCAATATTGTTGAATCTTTATCAGATAAACCACAACAACCCAAAGATGCGGTGTGACCTAAAATAGTGTCTTTAAAATGAACAGAACTTATATCGGCAACATATGGTGTTTTAATTAATTTTGAAGGTCTTTTGATGATAGTCCCTTCAATTAAATTATCTATATCAAGCATTAATGATGACATTTTTTCTTTTAGTATATTTAGTATTTAAATTTTAAAATTCAATTTTATTTAAAAGTAATGTATAATAATATATCATTATTATAAGTATGACTACTATTCCAAATGAATTAATTATTAATTTTAATACAAGTATTCCGGGATATCAAAAAATTAAATTTGAACCATCAATGATAATAAAAAATATAGATAAGGATAATAAGACATTATTTTTTAATCCTTTAATAAAACTTAATAAATTAATTGTAGATAAAGTTCCAGAAAATTTAAGAAAAATACAGTTTTTTAAAAGTAGTCTATTTGATTCATTAATAAATTATATGAACCAAACTCCGGCAAAAAGTTTATTACAAGCAACAAAAAATGGTTATATTAATAATAATATTAAAGTTACACTTGATACTTTATTACCTGAAAATTCAGTAATATATATTGGAGGAAATCCTTACGTTATTGTAGATTTACAATGGAGTAATAATGACTGGAAAATAGACGCCAAAAAAAAACCTGTAGAATATGACCCTGATAAACTTACAAATCCACATTTATATAGATTAGCAATAACAAATCAAATTATTAAAGGTCAACAACAATTAGCAGCATTAACACCTAATATAGTTTATGGTGTTAATTACAATGGACCACGTAACGCAACAGCTAGTGGTGTACCAGGAGCACCGGGAGCACCGGGAGCACCAGGAGCACCAGGAGCACCGGGAGCACCAGGAGCACCGGGAGCACCGGGAGCACCAGGAG